CTTTTGTTATAGCAGAATTAATAGGACCCCATACTGCTAATTGTGTTCCTTGCTTATTAACAATCATCTTAGTTAAAATGGTTGTATTAGTAAAATTAATTGCTGCTAATAGCGGATGAGATGCTTTAATGTCTGCAATTACATTATCTATAACTGTTTCTGGGTATGCAGTTGGTAGAGTTGTAAACGCTTGTCTAGGATCTGCTGATTGCATAGCACCAATTATACCTTGATAAAATTTATTTTCATCAGCAGTTAACTGGTGTACTCCACGTGTTGTAAGTATATTACTATCAGCTGTCTGTTGATAAGTCTTAAATTCCTCTATTACATTTTGTTGAATAGCTTCTGCAAATGGTGTAAATGCCATTGCTATTGCATTTTCATCTTCGGATTTCATTGCCACCGCTAAGTTATCTTTTAATTCTTGTAGTATCAAGTCTTTTGATTTCATATTATTTTACCTCCAAGTTTTTATTTTTAAATTTTGCCATTAATTTTTCAGCATTAGTTTTTTGTATAGGTTCTTCCTTAGGTGTTCTAACTACAAATTCTTTAAGCTGCTCTGATATTTTTTTATTATTATTTATTTGTTGTTGCATTGTTGCATTCATTTTCTGTACTAATTCCTCTGCATTTTTTAAATTAACTTCTTCTGATATAACCTCATCACATAATCCAATTTCTAAACATTGTCCTGCTGTTAGCCATGTTTCATTATCTAATATTTCTATTAGTTTTTCTTCTGTTAATTTTTCACCAGCTTTTTCAAGATAAGCTTGTCTATTACCAGCCATCATAACATCCATATCATCTGCAGCTTTTCTAAGTTGCTTAGAATTTCCTACAGCTACATTCCACATATTATGCAACATTTGTGTTGTATTTGAGTACATTTTCACAATATCACAACCAGTTAAAATAAAACTTGCAGCACTTGCAGCGAATCCATCAACAATACCAGTTACAGTAGCGCTATGTCTTTTCAATTGATTTCTTATAGACATTGCTTCAAAAACTGAACCTCCAAAAGAATTACAATATAAATTTATATTTTTTACATCAGGATACTTGGAAAGTTCTTCTTTAAAATAATCTGCTGATGTTTCACTTATAATTTCTTCATCTGTCCACCAGTCATACCCACCAGCTTCAACATTTCCATATAGGTACATATCTAATATACTGGGGTCACTTGCTAACTGTTTTAGTTCCCATATTTTCTTTTTCAAAATCTCACCTCCCCTCACCTTTTATTTAGTTACTGTAGTTTCTACCCCAAGAGTTTCAATCTTTTGATAATTTTTAGTAATAAAATGTTGCTTACTAAAGTCTGTATTCAATGCCACATCACCACACTTTATCCTTAATTCGTCTATACTATAGCCACCACTAGCAATTAATTTATCAAAAGCTGTACTAATACTAAATATATCAACGTGCTTTATAGACGAAGTATCAACTCTTGTATATGAGCCTTCTAAAAAATCATTTTTAGGGTATCTTTTACGATTTACTTCTTCGCTTATCATGCAACATATAGGATCTATACAGAAGGTTAAAAAGTTATCTGTTATATTACTAATATCTGCAATATCGCCCCTCAATAAAGATGGTGGAATTTTAAATGCCTGTGCTACTCTTTCAAATATTTCTTTTGTAACTGCATTAATATCTACAATTTCGCTGGTGGATTTCTTGCTACCTTCTCCACCCTGTTCCTTGTATACATACCCCTTTTGTAATGGTAATACTGCATTTTCTGCTTCAAAATAAGTTTTAAACCTCTTAGTCATTAATATTTCAAGATTTTCTTGAAACTTTTCATCTTTACTTGCTGTAGCATCAATATCAAGTATGCCTTTTCTACCCCCACTACGTTTGTACTTGCCAATAGACATATTAAGTAAATTATTATAACCTACAATTACCTTAGATAATAATCTCCTAATATCGTTATTTCCTAGTTTGAAATACATTACTTCTGACATTCTAAAAGTTTTATTAAAACTCATTGTGCCACTCACTACACTATTGAAACTATTCTCTACTACTGCATATTCACTTTGATAAAAACTATCTGCTATCACGAACTGACCATTTATGTCTAAGACTAAACACTCATTGTTATAAAGTAATTCGGTTATAAGTTTTTGCATAAATTGGCTTGAGTTTTGATTAATATTTGGTTGTACATTCCATGAGTAAAATTCATCACCCTTGTACTCATTTCCCTTTAAGTAAGTTTTGAAACTACACTTTGAAATACTGTTCGATATTAAGTCTATGGCCGTAGCAATAGCAAACATTTCAATTTCTAAACTTTGTACTTCCCCTGCTATTTGCGTTTCCGTTAGACTTATTGTAGTTTTATCCCCTCCAAAAAAACTAGATATCCATTCAGTAAATTTAATTTTGATCACCTCCTTTCAGGGCATAATAAAAAGCCTTATTTCTAAGACTTATCTTTCTAGTATGTATAGCAATCTAAAGCTAAACCTGTTGTGGTAACTTTACCGCTATCAACCAAATCTGTACCCGCTGCAATTTGCGCTGCGACATAAGCCATCCATCCATCTGTTTTTCTACTTTTAGGTTCTATCTTTGAATAACTTATATTGTCATGGGCTTCGACTTTTATACACGCATTATTTGTATACCACCGCATCAAAGGACTATCGCCCCATACAATGTTTTTATTAGCATCTGATCACTTGGTCTTATTAGTTTTATATTATTAGCACCACCTTTATCAGTATCAAATCCAACCTCTCTAAGTGCTTTTGCTAATAATGTATACCTGTAATTATCCATACCTAAAGTAGTTATATTATATATTTTACCTTGTTCTGCCAACCACTCTGCAGGTATGCTTGGCGCTACTTCTACAGAATCAACAAAAGTTAGTAATTCAGCCTGTTCCCAATCTTCTAGTGGGGCTTTAATTCTACCTAAGTCCTTGCATTTTTTACATACCCATGTATGACTTTTCCAGTAGTATTTTTCTTTAAATAAAAATAATAAGCCAGCTACAATAAAATCTGTAGTCTTGGCATAATCTATACCTGCTACACAAGTGCAACCAGTAAGATCAGGCATAAATTGGTTAGTTGCCAGGATATTCTCCCATTCAGTAATTTCAATATCTGCCTCACCCTTTGGAATATTCATTCTTTTGGTCATAAAAGCACTGTTACTAACAGTATCTTTTTTATAAGCTATATATTCTTTGTGTATTTCAATTCTAAGTTCCTCATTATAATGTAAAGTTGGATTGGCTTTATCCCACATTTTAGGATTATCAACTTCTTTTTCATCATCTAACCGGCATATAAATGGTAATGTTCCATTATCTTCTTCAGCACCTTTTAGTATGTTTAATGCTGTAGTTAGTGCATCGTCTAAAGGGCCACCACGTATATCTCCATTAGTTGTAATAATAGTTGTACGTGGGTTTTTCTTTTTACCAAGTCCAGTTTTGAAAACATTTATAATTTTGTAATTTTCATAACCATGAAATTCATCAAAATCAATTTTACCAGGCCTGCCACCATCTTTGGTTTTGGCATTGCTAGTTCTAAACCTTAACTCTGAGCCTGTTTTTAAATTTGTAATAAGCTCCTTAGTCCATGTAAAATGTGTTTTAAGTTTGGTTTTATTAGCTTCCATTACGTCCCATACATCAACAAAACTTGTTTTTGCTTGATCCTCACTATTAGCACAAATATCAATATTATATTTTTTAACTATATTAACTTCACTAATTAAACAGAAGTCTTCAAAACTAAGATACCCATTTTTACCAGCACCCCTGCCAACTAGAATAAATAAGTCGGGCCACCTTAAAAGACCAGGCTTTAAATAAGTACAATTATGAAGTGTAAAACAAAATACTTCCCATTCGTATAATTCAAATGGGAAGTATTTCTGCAAGTTTAAATATTTTCTTAATTGCGTTTCATCAACAAATAAGTTTTCATCTCTAAAATGTTTTTCTACATAATCCATTAATTGTAATTGTTCTTTACAAACTTCAATAGTTCCACTTCGCACAAGATCAATATAGTTTTGAATTTCTGGTATTAACTTAGAGCTCATCATCGGTATCACTTACTGTATTTTCAATTGTTAATCCTAATTGTTTAATAATTGCCAACTTTTGTTTATTATACATTAGTGCATTTTTAACAGATGGGTTCTCTTTATCAATTGAATATCCTGATGCTGATTTTGCTTTATATGAATGACCACGAATTTTAATATCTTTCTGCATGGCCTTTTCCTGTTCAAAGTACCAAATATAATCATCAACTAAATTTAAAAAATGTTCTACATTTGCATTTTTATTTTCCAGTTGCTGAATCAAAGATTCCTTAATATTTTTTGCACTTGCCATATTTAAAATTCATCTCCTTTCAAATATTTTTCCCTCACACGCGCGATATTTCTCTCTTGTCTAC